GAGTTGCACGACAAAATGCCGGACGTGGATAAGTTGGTTCGGTTGATGTTGGATGCGTTGACGATTGCCGGGGTTGTGAAGGATGACTCCCAGGTGTTCGCGGTGCGGGGGGAGAAACGCTGGATTCACCGTAACGATCACCCGTCCACCTACCTCCAGGTGTGGGCGCATGAGGGGGGTCGGGTGACGGTCCCTACTCCCCGTGAAAGGGGGGCGGGGCTGTGACGGTGGACGCGGTTGACGTGGAGGCTGTTGAGTCTGGGTTGTTGTGCCCGCTGCGGCATCGCACCCCGGTGATGGTGGAGGACGGGCTGGCGGCATGTTGGGCGCATGTCACTGCTTGGGCTGACCTGTTGGCTGAGATTGATGACCAGTTGCGTGATGTTGTGCCGATGTTGTTGCCGGGTGCGTCGGGCGACGGTGATGTTGGCGTGGGTCGGATAACGGGCGTGCCGTTGGAATCGAAGCCGCCGATGTCGTTGGACGTGGTTGATTTGTTTCACGTTGGCGGCCGCGACGGTTTCGGTTCGTTGAGAAAGTTCGCGGATTTGCTCACTGCCGAGAAACGTTTCACGAAGGTGAATCAACCTGGCGAAGTTGTACGCCGGCTCCGGTTGAACTTGCGGTGGCTTGCTGGACGGGTTGACCCTGCAGAGTTTGATTCACGGTTGCGGCGGCTCGCATCGTGGCTGCGGCGTGTTGCGGGTGAACCGCGCGCGCGGACGGTTGGCGTGTGTTCTGTGCTGGTTGACGGTGACGATGGCGTTGAAGAATGCGGCGGTGATTTGCGGACGGATCGGCTGTCTGTTTCTTTGTCGGTGTCGTGTGTGAAGTGCGGCGACCGTTGGAACGCTGACGAGTTGGCCCGTTTGGGCGCAGTGTTAGGGGCGCGATGATGTGGGCCCTTGAAAGGGGTGGGGGGTACCCGGCAACGGCTACCCTCGGAGACCAACCTGGCAGTGCGAAAAATCTTGGCGACATTTGCGACTTTGGACTTTGTGCGTTTGTGAATGGGGGGCGGCTGTTGTGACGTGGCGTGAAACTCGGCGCAATGTGGAGGGGTTGCCGGCGGATTGGGAGCGCCGGCGGGCGCAGGTTTTTGAGCGGGACGGGTTTGTGTGCCAGTTGCGTTTCGCGGGGTGTCGTGGCGCGGCCACTGAGGTGGATCACGTTGACGGTCGTGGCGGTCATGGTTTGGACAATCTGCAGGCGGTGTGTCTGCCGTGTCATCAGCGGAAGACGGAGAATGAGCGGCGTGAGGGGTTGCGCCGTTATTGGGCTCGGGGTAAAAGACCGCAGGAGAAACACCCTGGGGATATTGAGTAAGGAGGCTGTTATGCCTATCGCACGGAAGCGCGACGCGGATCGTCGGAATCATACGACGAAGAACGCGGAGCATTTGGTTATTGACGGGGCGACGGCTGCGGAGTTTCCGGTGAAGGTGCCGCGAGCTAACGGCAACTGGGACCCGCGCACAAAGAAATGGTTCAACAGCATCAAGAAGTCTGCGGTGACGCGGTTTTATGAGCAGAGCGATTGGGATACGGCGGTAGTTGCGGCTGAGATTTTGGATCGTTGGTTTGGGCGCGCTAACGGCTCGGCGGCGTTGTTAACGGAGTGGCGGGCGTTGTGTAACGCGCTGCTGCTGTTGGAAGGCGACCGCAGGCGGCTGGGTATTGAAATTCACCGAGGCAGGGAGGCGGCGCAAGCGGAGATGGCGGGCGCTGTGACGGTTGCTGAATATAAGGCTCGGTTGGGTGCGGTGTCGTAAATGTCTGGTTCTGCGTTGTTGCCGTTGGAGTTGGGTGCTGTGACGGTTGGCCCGTCTTGGCAGCGAACTGATGACGGTAAGGCGTGGGTGTTGCCGGAGCGCACGTTGGGGTGGGATGCGATTGCGTGGGCGAGTGAGGTGTTACTGCAGCCGGATGGGCCTAACGCGGGTGAGCCGTTCCGGTTCACTGATGAGCAAGCAAGGTTCTTATTGTGGTGGTATGCGTTGGATGAGGGCGGCAAGTTTACGTTCCGTCGTGGCGTGTTGCGCCGGTTGAAGGGTTGGGGGAAGGACCCGTTTAGCGCGGCGGTTTGCCTGGTGGAATTACTAGGCCCTTGCCGTTTTGATGGTTGGGATGAGGGTGGGGAGCCGGTTGCGGTTCCGCATCCTGCGCCGTGGATTCAGGTATGCGCCGTAAATTTTGAGCAGACGAAGAATACGATGTCGCTGTTCGCTGGGCTGCTTGGTGGTAAGAACCGGGCTAAGTCGTTCGGGGTCGATCTTGGTAAGCAGTTGATTCATTTGACTGGGGACAGGTCGGGTCGTTTGGAGTCGGTGTCGTCGTCACCGCGTTCGTTGGAGGGCGCGCGTCCGTCGTTTGTTGTGAAGAACGAAACTCAACACTGGTTGGCGGACCAGAACCAGGGCATAGCGATGGAGCAAGCGATTAATCGTAATTTGGCGAAGTCGCGTGATGGTTCGGGTCGGTCGTTGGCTATCACGAACGCGCATGAGCCTGGTGAGGGTTCTGTTGCGGAGCAGGATTGGGAAGCCTACGTGAAGATTGCGTCCGGAAAATCTCGAGCGTCAGGTTTTCTGTATGACTCGTTGGAAGCGCCGGTTGGTACTCAGATTGATGACCCTGAGAGTTTGCGTGAGGGGTTGTTAGCCGCGCGGGGTGATTCTCATTGGGTGGACGTTGATCGCCTGGCGGAAGAGGTGATGGACCCGGCGCAGCCGCGTCAACTGTCAGCGAGGTTCTACTTGAATCAGTTAGTTGCGGCGGATGATTCGTGGCTGTCGCCAACTGAGTGGCAGAAGTGTGAGGATAAGTCGTTGGTGTTGGGCTTTGATGAGCCGATCACGTTGGCGTTTGATGGTTCGGTGTCGGGTGACCATACGGCGTTGGTGGCTTGCCGTGTTGAGGATTCGGCGTTGTTTGTTTTGGGGCATTGGGCTCCGGCTGACCAGGCCGATGGCCGGATTGATCGTGAGGCTGTGCGAGATCGGGTAGAGGAAGTGTTGCGGACGCGTGACGTGGTTGCGTTTTATGCGGACCCGGCGTTCTTTGAGTCGGAAGTTGACGGGTGGAATCGTGAGTTTTCCGACGAGTTGCTTGTGAAGGCTGTGACGGGTCAGGGGAAAACGAATCACGCGATCCGGTGGGATATGCGGGCGCGCGGCCCGGAGTTTACGAAGGCGGTGGAACGTTTCACTGCGTTGGTGTTGAGCCAGTCGGTTAGACACGACGGGAACGCTGAGCTGGCGCTACATGTAGCCAACGCGAAGCGCCGGCCGAACCGTTACGGGTTTTCGCTGCGGAAGGAATCTCGCGAGTCTCCCCGCAAGATCGATCTGGCTGTGGCTGCTGTTTTGGCCCATTTGGCTAAGCAGGATTTGGAAGCAACGGGCGGTTTGGGGCGCCGTTCTACAGCATCTAGCCCCGTTTTCGCGTTCTGATGGCGCTAGGTGTTGACAGTTTTCTTAAAACTGCTACTTTGGGGGTGGCGGAGTGTCTCAAATTTCGATCTCTGTCCTTTCTTTCTGGTATGTCGCTGGCCGCCCCCCACGCTTGTGCGGGGCGGCTAGCGGTTCCCTTTTGCTGATCTTTTGACTGGAGCGCGCGCATGTCTACCGTTGAGCGGGCGCTTGAGGAAGAGTTCACAGAGCTGTTGTCTCATTCGCAGACGCGTTTCCACGATTTGGACGTGTTCGACCAGGCGGTGCGAGGGCATTTCGCTGCTCCGTACCTCCCAAGCGACGACGGTGCAGCGTTAGCGCGGGAATACAACCAGTTGATTACCCGCGCGCAGTTGAATGTGCTGCCGTTGGTGGTGGCGGCGTTGACTGACCGTTTGAGTGTCATTGGCTTCCGTGAGAACGGTGCCGACTCGCAGCGTTTGTGGAGTTGGTGGCAGTCGTCGGCTTTTGACACGCGTCAGCAGCAGGTGTATCGGGATGCCGCAATTTTCGGCGACGGGTTTGTGCTTGTTTTGCCTGGCGCGGACGGTGAACCACAATTCACGGTGGAGTCGCCGCTGCGTTTGGCGGTGGAACTCGATCAGGTGGATTCGTCGCAGGTATCTGTAGCGGCGAAACAGATCGGCGACAGCGGCTGGCTTTACACCCCTAGCGAGGTGGTGAAGTTTAAGCGTGAGCCGTCAGGTCCGACTGGCTGGCGTGTTGTTGGACGGTTTGAGCATGCTGCAGGTCAATGCCCGGTGATTCGATTCGGTAACGGGTTGGATTCGTTGGGTCGTAGCCGTAGCGAGTTGGCGGATTGTCTGTCGATTCAGGATCGTTTGAATCAGACGATTTTTGACCGGATGCTTGTGCAACGGTCGCAGTCGTGGCGGCAACGCTACGTTTCGGGTGTTGTGGTGGAACGCGATCAGGACGGGAATGCGATCCCGCCGTTCAGTCTCGGCGCGGACAGGCTGCTGCTGTCCGAAAATCCTGAAACGAAGTTCGGCGAGTTCCAGCAGGCGGACATTGGTCGGCTGCTGGAAGCGGTGAGTGAGGACATTCGTGCGATGGCGTTGATTACCCGCACGCCGCCTCATCTACTGCCGGACACGTCTATCTCGAATGTGTCGTCGGAAACGATTGCGGCGTTGGAGTCCGGCCTTGAGTCGAAGGTTACGGAACGGCAGCAAGCGTTTGGAGAGTCGTGGGAGGCGACGTTCCGTGTAGGCGCGCGTGTCGTTGGAGCGGAGACTGTTGGCGATGACGCTGAGGTGCTGTGGGGTTTGTCGGAAATTCGTTCGGAGTCGCAGCGGGTAGACGCAGCAATCAAACTGTCCGGCGCGGGTTTCCCGATGAAGTTCGTGCTGGAACGCATGGGCTTGTCACCGCAAGAGGTGAGCAAAGTGGTGGCTGAGATGGAACGGCAGACAGATTTTGCTGCAAGAGCGCAGGCTACGAGTTTCGGCATTCGTGAGGCGTTGACGGGCGATGAATCGCCGCCAGTTTGAGAAGCATTTCGCTGAACGGTTCGATGAAAATATCGAGATCAGCGTCAATTGGGTTCTCGCTGAGATTCGCCGCTTGTGGGCGCAAGTCGATGTTAACGAGTTAGCGTTGACGTATCCGCCAGTGTTGGCGGCGGTGACTGACACGGTGATTGCTGGTAAGTCGCGGGCGGTTCATGCGGCGTGGGTGTATGGCGCGGTTCTCGCGGCGGGCCTTGGTATTTATTTTGATCTTGACACTCAGCGGGCTCGGGCTGGTGTGCCGGTTCGTTCAACTTTTGACCGGGCTACGCCTGGTTTTAATGTTGCTCCGTGGTTGGCGGCGCTGCCGGTAGCGCAAACGGGTGTGGCGTTGTCGGTGTTGAATAACGCGGCGATTCCTGGCACGTTGTCGGCGATTAAGTCGGGAATGCCTGCAGCGGACGCGGTGGCGTTGTCGGCGAACCGTGCGGCTAACACCGCCTCAACTGAGGTGGCGCGTATGGGCCGGCAGGTGTTATGGGATGAGTTGACGTCGGATGACGCTCCGCAGGTGCCGGATTGGGTTGATCGTCCTGACCGCCCGCAACGGCCGCAGTTTTCGTTTGAAGAACTTGATGAGTTTTTTCAAGACGCGGACGTGTTGGGTGACATTGAACCGCCGCCGGTTGAGCGTCCGGTGGATGACATAGATCGGCCGGTTTTTGAAGCTTGGCGGCGAGTGGCTAACGCCGGGGCATGTGACTGGTGCATTGCACTTAGTAGCAGGGGCGCGATTTACCGGAGCGAAGCGGCGGCGGTTACGAGCCGTCGCGGCGGCGCGTATCACACGTCCTGCAGGTGTACCGCGCATCTGGAAACGAACCGTTCCCGTTGGCGGGAGTTCACGGTCGCGGAAGAAGATTTGCGGGAAATACGCCTGCGTGGAGGGCAGTGGACGGCTGATCTGCGCGACCCGAACAGCCCTATCGGAAGGTACCGGGTAGATGAGTTATCGAAGCCCCTCGTTACGCGTGAAGATTTGGAGCTGTATCGCCTATTCACTGGCGTTGCCGCTTAGCCTCAAAAGTTTCGTTCGCCTCGAACGAGAACCGTAACGGTTCACCAATAACCCGGAAGGGGTTTGAAGAATGTCGGAAGACAACGCCGCACCAGCCGAAGAGCAGGCAACTGAACAGTCGCCGGTTAAATCGGAAGACGTTGCGGATGACACTAACAACGAGAACGTGTCCATTGATGACCTCAAGGCTGAGGTGGAAAAGTGGAAAACGTTCTCACGCAAGAATGAGTCCCTCGCGAAAAAGAACTCCGCTGCGGCTGAAAAGTTGGCGGAGATCGAGCAGGCGGAAATGTCCGAGTCGGAGCGGCTGGCTGCCAAGGTTGAGGCTTTGGAGTCGGAGTTGCGTGCGTCGGAGTTGACCGTGTTGCGTTCGTCTGTGGCGGCTGAGAAGGGCCTTGAGCCAGCGTTGGCGGAGGTTCTGCAAGGCGACACTGCGGAGGAACTTGCCGAGTCGGCGGACAACATTCTTGCTGCTATTTCGCGGAAGTATGCGCCGAAGGCGGCTTTGTCTTCTCAGGAGACGGGCGCGGGTGTGAAAGGTCAAGCGGAACCGCTTGATGCTGAATCACTTGCGAAGGCCGTGTTTGATCGCACTCGTCGCCGGTAGCAACTCTCTATCAATCCATTAGCCCGAAGGTGGGCTTTATTTAGGAGGCCCTCAATGGCTAACAACCTCATCACTGCACAGATTGGACCGGTGGCAAACGCCTCGGTGTCTCTTCTGCACTACTCAATTTTGCTACCTCGGTTGCTGAACTTTTCAACCGCAACTACTAGCAATGTGGCTGTCGGCGATACGGTTAACGTTCGTCGCCGCCAGAAAATCGCGGCAACCGAATACAACCGGACCACTCGCGTCCTTGACATTAAGGACATTGCGGAAGAGTCGGTGCCCGTCGTGTTGGACACGATTCTGGACACGTCTGTTGCTTTGACTGCAGAAGAGCAGACCACTGACCTCACCTCCTTCAACGTCCAGGTGACTCAGCCGTGCATGGTTGGTATTGCCGAAGCCGTTGAGGCTCGTGCGGTTAGTTTGCTAATCGACGGCGTTGACCCGGTTTCGGGTGACGCGCCAGCAACGGTGAACATCCCCACCGACGTGCCCGATGATGCGCTTGGTGCTATTTATGACGCGGTTGCTGCGCTGAATCAGAACATGGTCCCCGGCGGCGGTCGTAGCATGGTTATCGGCACTGGCCTGGCTGCTGCGTTGAAGCAGTCACGTGGCCTGCTGTTCGCCGATCATGCTGACAGCGATGACGTGCTCCGCCGCGCCTACATTGGGCGCCTGGCTAACTGTGATGTCTATGAGTCTCCGTACTTTGACGCCGATCAGGGTGTGCTGCTCGGTGAGGACGCTGCTGTTGTGGTGACCCGCGCGATGGATTCGATGGGCGGCAACACTAGCGCTTCCACGTTCGAGTCTGTGTCGGTTCGCGCCGCTATTGACTACGACATTCAGAGCAAGACCAGTATCGCGTCCTATGACACGTTCACTGGTCAGGCGATTCTGGATTCGAAGCGGTACGTGATCCTGCAGGGCACCACTACCCCGACCCCGTAGTAACAAAAGACCGGCAAGCGGAACTCTTCCCCCCGCTTGCCTTGTGTGGGCCGTGCGTTCTCCCCGTCGTGCGGCCCACACACTCCCTGAAGTGTGAAAGGTGGTGGGGTTGCGTGTCTGTCGTAAGCGATGCGTTTGAGGCGGCTTGCGCTGACCCCGCTGACTATCAACCTTTGGCCGATTTGATCAGTGAACATTCCGGCACTCCGGTGAGCCCTGAATGGGTTGAGGCGGCGCTAGAGTTGGCGATGCCGATTATTTGGGTTGCGGCGCCATGCAAAGTTGAAGAATGGCAAACGTTCTGCCAGATACCCCCGGTGCTGCAGCCGGTGATTTTCGCTTTGATTGTTCGCACTGCTGTCACCCCCGTAGGCGGTATCCGTACGATTCAGTTGGGTGAGTTTTCGCAGACGTGGCAAGATTCCGGTTCACAGTTGACGGGCAGTGAGATTGACTTGATCGGTCAGATCGCTGGTTGTGGCCGTCGCGGCGGCTTGACGAGTGTTCGTGCTTTTGTTGACCCGCCTACCCCCGGATGGAGTGAGTACGCAGATTTTGACGCTACTCAACCGCCTGTGAGGGATGAATCCTGATGACTGTCGGGGATTTGCGGATTTTGTTGACGTCTCGGGCAACATTGTTGGAACCGCAACTACATACAACCGCGACGGGCCTGCAGGTTCCTGACTGGTCACAAGAGCCGACTAACCTTGGCGAGTTTCGTTGCGCTGTTCAGCATCGAAGCGGTGAAGTTGAAAGTTTGGAAGGGCGGCGCGGTGGCGTGTCGAAGTTCCGGGTGTATTTCGATGTGGATACGCCCGCTCGGCGCGGGCAACGTATTAAATGGGGAACGAAAACGTTAGAGCTGGTAGGTATTCCCCGCATCGTGTTCGATCACCTGCGAGGAACCGCCCACCATTTAGAAATTGAAGCAGAGTTGCGTCACGGTTAGGCGGTGGGTTCGGTATGGCGTTGGACATGAAGTTGAAGTCGTATGACTTGCGCCGTGCGAAACCTGAACCGTTTCTGACGGATGTGATGACGGGACCTGAGTTGAGTGCTGTGCTTTTAGGTAAGGCAGCGGTTGTGGAAGCGGCTGCTAGGGGGTTCGCCGCAGTGCATCGTGACACTGGTGAATATTTGTCGTCGTTTTCTACGGACCTTGAGATCGAGGCCGGGCGAACGCCTCGTGTGGTGGTGCGTGTAACGAACGCGGTACCGGCGGACGAAACGGGTTTTTTGCTGTCTCCGTGGATGGAGATGAAGCATCGAATTATGTGGCGGGCTCTTTTGGCGGCGCAATCGTGAGAACTTGGCAAGCCCCTGACACGCTGCACGGCGATCAAACGGCGCTGGTTGTGAACTGGCTGCAGGGTGATTTGGATGTGTCGTCGCTGCTGACGGGCGGGGTGGTTGCTGAGGCGTTGTACGGCTATGAGTCGGATATGTCGTGGGTTTCGCTGGTCAGGTCCGGCGGTATCTCTGAAGGTGTTTTCGACAAGGCCACGTTTGATGTGGAGGTCCGGGCACCGTTGGAAGATGTGGCGTTCACGATTATGCAAACCGTTCGCTGGAAGTTGGCGGTTGTAAAGCACCATATCTCTGAAATTGTGGGCAGCCGCGAGTTGTATGGTCCTGCGCGTCGGGAAGACGCGGTGAATCATCTCAGTGTGTGGGGGTGCGCGTGGCAGGTAACGGCACGCGCTAGTTGATAGTTTTCTCGGCCTTGATGTGGTTGAGAGTTTTCGCACCAAAGTTCTGGGTCAGAGAGTCTGTGCCCGTTTACTTTTTGAATGGAGCAATGATGGCTCAAGTAGCATCTAATGTTCGCGTAGGGTACGAGGGCGACCTGTGTGTAGCGCCTGTGGGCACTACCTTACCCGTTTCTGCGGTCGAACCCCTGGCCTCGGGTTTTGTCGAGCTCGGCTATGTCACTAGCGACGGTGTAACTCTGTCTCACGATGACCAGTCAACGGACCTCATCGCTTGGCAGCGCGGGGACATTGTTCGCACGTTGATGACTGAGCAGAAACTCACTCTTCAAGCGAGCGTGATGGAAACAAACGACAAGACCGTTGAGACATATTTCGGCAGTTATCTCGAAGTCACCGCAAGCGGTCCCGTCTTGGCGGAACGCGCATTCCAACCAACCCAGGTGATTCTGGCGCTGACTGTCATTGACGGCGACAGCGTGCATCGCATGGTTATTCCGTCGGCGGAACTCACTGAGCGCGGAGATTTGGTGTATGTCACCGACGATTCAGTTAACTACGACATGACGTTTACGATCTACCCGGACGCAAGCCAGGTGAAGGTGTATCACTACTGGTCGGCTGCGCTTCCTGTCGCTACTCCACCTGTTGCTCCTCCCCCGCCTCCTATCCGCGAAGCGCTCTCGGCGAAGCCGAAGGAACTCAAGTAACCGTTTTATTGTTCCCCCGTCCGTCTGGTGCGAGGCGGACGGGGGTTCGCACCATGTTTTCTCGCGCCAGTTTTTTGTTCAATCTATTAGGAAGTTCGCACCATGCCCGCACGTAAAAAAGCAGACGTTGACGTTGACGCCTTGTTGAAGGAAGCAGCGTTCAAGGAACCGGAACCCGTTGATATTCGATGGCGGGGGAAGGTATGGAAGATGAAACGCCTGTCGGCGGTTGATCCTCGTTTGATCGGTTCGATTGACACCGTGTCGGGTGTCTTGGCTGCCTTGGATGACGCTTTGTTATCCGACGCGGATCGTGACACGTTCCCGATGCCTCGCGCTGTTGCTTTGGACGACGGCCGCACTGAGTTGTCGGTGTTCCTCACTGCCTGGGCGGAAGCGTCCGGTGAAGTGGTTGATGAGGACGAGGACACGTTGGGAAAATAGCGTGGGCGGCGCGCCTGCTCGCTTACGATTTCTCCACCGTTGAAATAGACCTGCTGCGCGAGTATCAGGTTGACGTTCTCGATTTCGGTGCCGGCCGTTTCACCTACCGGCGGCTCGTTGCGTTACTGTGCGGGCTGTCTACCGATTCAGGGGTTGCCGAAATTTCTCGCGGCATGACCCAAGGTGACGTGTCCGCTGATCCGCTGTCAGCGGATGAAGAGAAGCGCATGTGGCGGTTGGAGCATTATCTACTCGCCGCAATTTTGGATTCGCTTGCTGCCGCTAACTGGCAACGCGGCGGCGGTAAAGGGAAACGCCCGAAACCTACACCGCGTCCTGGCGTTGGCCCTGAGCGTGTCATTAAGAAAAAGTCCCGTCTCACCCCGGAGGAAAAGATGTCGATTCTTCGCGCGCTCCGTCCGGGAGGCGGTGGCTTAAATGGCTGAGGTCGGCGCAGTATCCGTCAAAGTTGTTCCAGACGCAGACGGATTCCAGCGAGCCTTGAAACGGCAGTTAGCTACCCAGCGGGTCGCGTTCCAAGTAGGGGACGCAAGTAAGGCCGGCAAGGATGGCGCTAAGTATGCCCTTTCATTTCAACGTGCAGCCAACTCTCTTTTTAAGGGCTGGAAGCCGAACATTGGGTCCACGAAGATTGTGGCGATGGGGGCGAAGCACGGTGCCGCGTATGCGTCAGCGTTCAAAGCCGCCGTTGGCGATATTGATATAGATGTTGATGTTGACCGTAGTGGCTTGCTGGGCGGTCGTGGGGGTCGCGGTGGCGGTGGCGCTAACTCGTTCAGCGCGGCTCTAGGCGCTGCTGCTGGCTCCTCTAAGGGGCTGTTGAAAACGATAGGCCCGGTGGGTGCTGGGGCCGGTGCCGCTGCGGCTGCTTTTGCTGCTGCGGCGGGTTCTGTCGCCGCGTATGGTGCGGCTGCTGGTGCGGCGTTGTCGTCGTCAGGAAAACTTGAGCAGAAACTGTTCGCGTTAGAAACACTTACGGGTTCGAGCGCGGCTGCAACGGAACTGTTGAACGACAGCCTAGATTTCGCGATCAAGACACCGTTCGACACGGACGCGGTTATCAGCGGCGTGCAACAGTTGAAAGCGTACGGGTTCGCCACTGAAGACCTGCTGCCGATTCTGCAGGATGTGGGCGACGCGTCGGCTGCGTTGTCGTTGGGTTCCGCTGGTATCGGCCAAATCAGCCGCGCGCTAGGTCAGATACAAACTAAAGGGAAGGTCGCCGCTCAGGAGATGCTGCAGTTGGCGGAAGCCGGTGTGCCCGCCTGGCAGATTCTCGCTGACAAACTCTCCGAGAACGAAGGCCGTCTGGTAACTGTCGCTGAGGCTATGAAACTCGGTGAGGAAGGCGCGCTGGAAGCGGGCTGGGCGGTTGACGCGCTCCGCGACGGTATGCAAGAACTTTACGGCGGTTCTCTTGCGAAACAGTCGTCGTCGTTCCTCGGCACCCTTGAAGCCGTTAAGGACTCTCTAACCGTTGACCTGCAGAAATCTCTGCTTCCGGTTCTTCCTGCGGTGGCTGATGCTGTCCGCGAAATTCTCCCGTTTGTTCAAGACCTGTCCCAATCGTTAGGTTCAGGGTTCGCCGCCGGGCTGCCCGGATTTATCGACGGCTTGAAACGTGGCGCCGATTCTCTGTCCGAGATTGGTGGGCTTGTTCAAGATTTTCTAGCGGACGCTGGCCCGAAGTTGGGGCGCGTTGCCGCGAATCTCGCAGACACTATCGCGAACGTTGCCCCGGTCGCGTCGCAGGTTGCCGACGAATTTCTTACCTGGCTGGAACTCATTACTGAACTCGGCGCAAAAATCTCTAGCGTTCTAGACCTGATCCCCGAAATACCTAAAGAACTCTCCGTGTATGACAAAGCGTTGCGTTTCCTGCAGGGCGACGAAGAGTTTTTTGGGAATCGGCTTGACGGCGCTCAAGCGTCGCTAACGTCTACCGGCACGAAAATCGTTTCAGAGTGGGAAGCCATTGTTGGCGACCTTGAGAAAGTTGCCCCGGAAATCGACTGGTCGGGGGTGGAGGCCGGGAACCTGACCGCGCTGCAGGGCGCGCTTGTTGCCATTAACAACAACGAGAACAGCCTGGCCGACAAGCTGGGATGGTCCACGGAAGACATTGCAGAGTTCAAGTCGGACATTGAAGATGCTCTCAAGGGTTTGAAAATCGGGCAGGTTGCTGACCTGACCGGCAGAGTTACGATTGACACGAACGCGGAAGCGTTACGCGGGGAAGCGGAAGAGTCAATCCGCACAATCTCCCAAGCCATCGCGCAGTCGCAAGTAAAACTGCCGTTCAAACTTGACTGGGTTGGTTTACAGCAGGGCAGCGTTGCAGAGTTTGAGAAGATTCTGGGGCTGTCGAACAAGAAACTGAGCGCCGTTCTCGGCGTTGATATTACCGAGGTTAAAGCGGCGCGCAAGCAGATTCAGTCGCTGATTAACCGGCGCATGTTTATCACCATCGACGGCGTGGTGGACAAGGACGCGGTGCGGCGGGCAACTGCCGAGTTCCAAGAGTCGGTTCAGCAGAACTTGAAACGCGGCCGGAAAACAAACCGGATTCTCGTTGGGTTGGGTATCGACCGTAAAGGCTTGCAGGAGTTCAGCCCGGAAGCGATCCGGGCGCTTGTTGAAGATGCCAGCCTGAAAGACCTCATAAAGATCGGGCTTGCGCCAGATAAAAAGAGCGCGCAGGACGCAAAGAACGAGTTGGAAGGGCTGCTTGCGGGTGGCGCGGGTACGGGCGAAATCCCGCAACTCATCGACATAACCGTAGACGATGAGGAAGCCCAGAACGTCATTGATGACGTTAATTTCAAATTAAACGAGTTGTCGGAGAACGACCCGGAGCCAACTGCGACGTTGAACGATGAGGCTACGCCGCAAATCGGGATAGGTATGACTCTGCAGAACGTGTGGGGGGCGTTGAAGACAACTTCCACGCATACGGTCGATGTGATCCGTAAGGGGTTCGCGCCTACCGATCTGGGTGACGTACGCCCGTCGCTGGTACCGGAGAGCGGGATTCAGGGGCTCCGTTCCCGTACGGGTGCCGGCCCCGTGGGTGGCGGTGCTGCTGGCGGCGGCATGGCGCGTTCTGGTGGTGAAGGCGGCGGCACGGTTTCTGGTGCGGCAGCAAACCCGCTTGACCTTGTGGTGCGTGGCCTCAATAAAAACACCTTGTACGGGAAAGTTGTTATTGAACGGGTGAAGAAGTTCGCCAAAGAGTTGAACGTCGCTATTGACGATGTGGTGGAAGCGGCATCGATGAAACGGCGCGCGCCACAGATCGGCAACGGCTTCGGGCAGTATGTAGCCGGTTTAGACGCCGACGCGGCAGCGCTGCAGAAAGCGTCGTTTGCGTTGACGTCGGCGCAGAACGCGGTAGGACGCGCGGAGCAGAAGATACTCGCTAAGATAGCGAAAATTGAAGACGCCGCCAGCGAACGTGCTGCCGAAAAGAAAAAGTTCAAGGGCGAGTACCTGTTTGAAGGTAACGAGCAGGAAGAACGCGCGGCGCTGAAGAAACAGTTGGCGCGTATCCAGGCCCGTGACCGGAAGTTGGCTAAGGCTGCAGAGAAGCAGCGCCTCGCTCAGGAAAAGCTAGCGCGCAAACAAGCGAAGGCTCAGGAAAGGATACGGAAGCAGCAGCAGGCGTGGCAGTTGGAAGACCTGGGGAACGATGCGCTCGGGCAAGACGTGGAAACGCTACGCAGCCAGTTGACCGACTTGAAACGCGGCCAACAGATCGGTGAATATGTCGGCGTTGATTTGGGGCCGGTTCGCAAGCAGATTCGTGAGGCTATTAAAGCCGCGAAAGAGTTAGACAAACTGCGGCAGGGTTTTGCTAAGGAAGACATTCTCTCTTCAGCTTCGGACGCGGTAGAGTCTGGCGATTTTGAGTCAATCCTGTCACAATTGGAGGACCTCAGCCGTGCCCAACAGTTGGGCGAGCTGACGATCAACCCGAACCAGTATGACGCGGTTGTTGCTGGCCTGACGGCATCGGTAGAGCAGGCGAAAAAGCAAGCGAAACTGGATTTGCTTGAAGGTGTATTTGACCCTCGCAGCATTCGAAGTGTCACTGACTCGGCGGGGCTGGCAGATTTCATTCAAGGTGTTGAAGATTCGTTCGATGACCTTGCCAAGGAAAACCCGGAGTTGATTACACCGCAGCAGACGGCGCAAATGTCGGCGCAGTTGAACGCACAACGGTCGCTGCTTGAGTCGCATGTCGCGAAGATCACGCGCATCGCGGAAGCCCGAGATTTCAAGAAGTCTGTCGAGGACGCGTGGCTCGGTTCGGTGGATGCGAACACACGCAGCCCGCGTTCGTTGACGCGCCGCCTGCAACGTCAAACAGAAGCAATGCAAAAGTATGCGGCGGATTTGAAGGGCCTTGAGCTGCAGGGATTGTCGCAAGATGCGTCTAAGTACCTCGCAGAAATGTCCCCCGACGTGGCTGCGAAGTTCGCGGCTCGTTTGTTGAGCGGTGGCCAGGACGCTATCCGCGAGTTCAACGAGGCTGTGTCGGGTTACACGGGCGCTGCTGACGTGTTGGGTGGTACGGCGGCGGGTGTTGCGTTTAGTGACACGGGGGTTGCTGCTGGTGCCGGTTTCATTGAGGGGCTGGAGTCGCAAGAGTCGGCGATACGCGCCGCGATGGAGGGCATCGCGGAGGGCATGTTGGCGACGTGGAAACGTGTCCTAGGTATAGCGTCGCCGTCTAAGGTGTTCGCCGCTGCGGCTGCCGAAATACCGGCGGGAATTGTTGCCGGCGTGGACAGTGGAAGGTCGTCAGCGGAAGCGGCGATGTCTTCGTTGTGGGCTACACCGTCCACTCAAAGTTTTGCTCGTATTGGTGCGCCAAGCGTGCCGTCGCAGGGTGTTGCAGGTGAAGTGAATATCACCGTGAACCCGCGTGAGTCGCAAGATGAAGTTTCTGTGGCGCGGGCTGTTGGCCGTGAGTTGTCGTGGATTGCCGGTTGGTAAGGAGTCAGGTGATGGAGTCGTTAGAGCCGTGGGCTTGGGCGTTGATTGGTGTAGGTGTTGTGCTGCTACTGGCTGCGGTGGGGTGGGCGTCGGATTGGACGTTGCGCCGCAGGTTGCGGCAGGCGTTTATTGACCGTGCCCGTGACGAGGCTGAGGGCCGTCGTGTTTTGGCGCGGCTTGGCGTGATGACTGAGCGGGAGCAGTTTGATCCGCCGGGCTGGATGGAAGCCTTAGAAGCGGAACGTGAGGCCATGTACAAGGAGCACAAACTCGGCACGGATGCCGATGAGGATTGCAAGGGGTGTGACGAATAATGACGAAACAGCCGCAGGTGAAGAACGATAAGGGTCAAAAGAAGTTCGTGAACTTGGCTCGGGATAAAAAGACTAACTCGGTCCGCAGGATTTGGGCGCGGAAAGTTGTCGATAAGGAAACGGGGGAGAAGGTGTGGAAGTTCAAGCGTAGTAAGAACAACCCCAACCCGGATGCTAGCCCTCGCTGGAAGGCGCGTCTTACCGAGAAGAACGCGAAGAAGGCCCAGAAGTTTGGGGAGGATAAGGGCTGGGCTGTGTGGAGAACCGCCGATAAATATCCCTTCCTCTGTATCTACAATTCGTTGGGTGACCCAGAGTTTGGGAAGCGGTTGAATAGGACCGGTAAAGATATTCAGCGGTATTTGAAAACTGGCTGGGAGAGGGACCAGGCTCAGCAGCACGATTTGTACTACGGATACCGCATGGGGTATAGCGGCTTTAATTTAGCTGCCTGCTGCGACCAGACCTGCTCTATCCACGACAAGAAAAAATGCGGGAACGGGCCTTGTAAAAGCAACCACTGCGGGCAGAAGGGGGCAGGGACCGGCACCGCTGCGGATGTTTCAGTTTTCCATTCTGGGCGCGACGGAAGCTCGACCTCGATCCGTGCGTGGAAGGGCGGCTCGCAGTCCATGTCTGGCTCGTCGGCTATGTCGAAAAACAAGCTCAAGGCACTCGTTTCGTCCGAAGACTGGCATTGCTCAATTTCGGGCTATTAGGAGTGCGTGATGGCTAAGAAAAAGAACTGGTACAGCGGCGGCGATCAGAGCACCAAGGTCAAGGCCAGCAACCCAAGCAAGATGCCTGGGTGCCATCCCAACAAGAAAATTACGCTCCACAATGAGGGCGTTTCCCGACAGTGCGACGGTGGCCAGCATGTCATCAATTTGGCGAAGTACGTCCGCGATAAAGGAATCTACTATCACGGATGCTACTGCCCTGACTGCGGGCAGTGGGCGTGGATCATTCCTATCGACTGCGCTGCCCGGTCGCAGGTCGGGGGCAGTGTCAATAGTTGCGGCAACAGCGCTAACCGTTGCGGTGTTATTAACGTGCAGATTTGTTTTGCTGGCTACGGGCCGGATAAGAAACTACCTAACCCGAAGAATTGGAAGAACGCCAAAAAGTTCAAGAAGATCGCCGAGGGCTGGGGTGTACCGGCGAAGGCGCGGAATATGAACAAGGTGAACCGTAGCCGCGACAAGTGGAACGACCCGAGCATCGGCTGGCACACACACGCCTGCGGGCCAAATGATGATCACACAGATTGTGTCGGTAACGAGTTCGACTGGAAAAAATTCAAGAAGCACGTGTTGAAGGTGGATTGACGTTGGCTACTCGGTTGTCGGGGTGTGAGTTCATCTTTCTTGGGGATGATGGGTCCGAAGATGCCCGCCGCTCGTATGAGTGGCTGGAAGATTTCACCTTTGATTACATCCAAGTGCCTTTTTTGTTTGACGATTATGAAGCGTTGTTGGGTGCCCCGTCTGAGGACGGCGCTGGGTTTCTGTTCGGTGTTGTTGATGACGCGGGTGTTGAACGTTGGGTGACTTTGGCTGAGGGGCTGGAGCAACCTAATTGGGGTTCTACGGTGGTGCAGCCTGCGTTGGCTGACGGTTCGCAGCGGCTGTCGTCGCGTATCGCGGGCCGTGAGATTCAGTTACGGGCCACACTACGATCTACCGGCTCGCGGACGCTGCTGGCTCCTGTGCTGTCGCAGTTGTCGTCGGTGTTTGTGAACCAGCCCAGGTGGGGTTGGCTTAACTGGGACACCGATCAAGAGCTGCGGCGTATCCCTGTGGTGTTCATGGCACCAACGAAAACGAAATGGGTTGGCGAGCGCGCGGTCGAGGTTGAGTTGTCACTGCAAGGCATTGATGTTGGTTCGGCGGGCAGAGGTGTTTGGTTGGAAACGCTGCCGCAGGAGGTCAGTGTGCTGGTGCCCCCGGATTCGCTGGTGGACTTTGATGGCACGTTGAGTGTGGACACGTCCATGCCGGTACCTATCGAGGTTGACGCGGTAGGGCCGGTACAGAGTTTGGATATATCCCTCAATGGGGAGTTGTCTGTTCATATGGACACTGGCGGTTCTCCTGGGGCTGTTCCTGCCGGTGAGCGGTTGATTATCGCTGGCGGTAACGCTGTCTACTCCGACGCGAACACGGGCACGAAGTTGCGAGGCGCTTCCATCGCATACGAGTTGACCGGAGGGCCTGACATTGTAAGTTTCCCGCTCGGCAAATGGCCCACAATTTCTTCCGGGTCTACGGATGTGAACATTCAAGCCAAGGGTGTATTCCCGGACGCAGGTACGGGGTCGGTCACTGTCCGCGCTTCCGGTTTGTGGTGACCGGCCGTGAACATTCGCTTGTATAACTCGAACACTGGCGCCCCGCTCGGGTTGATCTCGCAGTTTATTTCGGTGTCTACGAACCGTCCTCTGTCTGATGTCGGTGAGATGACGTTCGAGTTGTCTCCTGATGTGGCGGCGTTGTGGCGGCGGTGGTTGTCGCAGCCGTTCGCTTGCACGGTTGCGTTTGAGGAAGACAACGGCAGGTCGCTGTGGGAGGGCGCTGTTGTTAAGTACCGTTCTACGGCTGGTGGCACGGTTTCGTTCACGGCACGCGAGTGGCCGGAGTTGCTTCGTCTTACTTGGTCGGTGGAGAAGATCCTGTCGGGTGGCCCGCCGCCGCCGCAGCCGCCGGAAATACTTGGCGTCGTTGACGCTGTGGAGTCACGGTTTGCGGGTGCGTGGGCGAACCAGCCGCCGGATAAGATTCCCGACTTGGGCTTTGATGCGAGTGCCGCTGACCGCGCCATCGAGACTGCTGAGGGTTTCGAGTTTCTTCCCTGGGAAAGCATCGACTACCAGTGGAACGGGTCCTCGTATGACGAGACGGGTCGAACGATTGAGTCGGGGGTGCAGTTTTTTGACGAGGAGTTACGTTCAACCGTTGAAAGTGGCTGGTCGTGGCGCAGCCATTGGGTCGCGGATTATGCGGGTAGTGGCAGCCGGCTGATTGTCACTGTGATGTCTGATGAGACGGCACGAACGCAGACACCGATACCTGTCGTGTTGGATGACACCGTTTCGTATGAAGAGTCGTTGGACTTTGACCCGTCAGCATCAAAAGTGGTAGTGACGGCGTGGGGTGAGTCGCGGGTGGTTGACCGTTTGCCGCAGCCACCGGAAGGCCCTGATCCAGTGGGGCGTTTGCGGGCGTGGAAACCGTTCTCGTATGAGTTGCGCGCGACGGAACCTTCGACTGCTCAAGGTTTGGATGACGCGCTTGACGCTCAAGGGACCGCGCTGCTGGACCGTCTATACATTCCGCCGCTGCTGGTTGAGCGGGTGGAGTTTGTAGGCATTCGGGGGGAGTACAGGCCGGGCGATCTGATTCGGCTGGATCGTTTTGAAGCCTGGAACTTTGTTTCAGGGGGTTCGGAGCCTCCGCCGCTTGTGTATCGCGTCGCAGGGGTGTCGCATCGAGCGTCGGATGGTTCTCAATCCACAACTTTGGATTTGGTTGAGCTGACGGCCATCACTGCGCCTGGTGGTCGGGCTGCCTCGCCGATTGCGGCGGCTCCGTCACGTGATCTGGGGCGGCTGTTGAAGGGTTTTAACCGGCGCATTGAACGTCTTGAAGGCAAAACGGAAACGCTGTAAGGAGTGGGCGATGAGAGCCGACGATGAAAAAGGTATGCCAAAGATTGACCCCGGTGACGGTGCCGTGCGCCCACCGAACTGGGACCCGGCGCGTAAAGAAACGGAGAACCGTAAATATCCGTATCCGAAACCGTTTTGGGATGACGAGGATCGTGGCTCTACCCGGCTGCTCGCTAAACACGACATTCCACTCGCGATAGCGGAAGCGCTTGACGCTATCGATAAGGACGTGCAGAACATTGCGGCGTTGGGTGGCGGCGACGGCGCTGCGGACTTGTCAGGGTACGCGTTGTTGGACGGCGGGAACGAGTTCGTTGGGTTGCAGAAGGTGGACCCGGCTAACCCGGATGCGTTCGCTGCGGTTGCAGTGTTCCGTGCTGTAGGCGACGGCACCGAATACGTTGACGTGTTCGAGGTGCAAACCCGTCCCAGTAAAGACGGAGAAATGCGGTCGGCCTGCTACTACCGTGGCCGGATCGATGCTGACGAGCACGTAACCAACAAAGGCTATGTTGACAACGCCATCGCTGAGGCGGTCGCAAACGTGGCGGACCTGTCAGAAGCGAAAACCTACGTGGACGCTCAAGATGCTGCGACATTGGATGCGGCTAAGGCTTACACGGATGAGAACGCTGGCAGCGGCGGCGTATCGCAAGAGTATGTCGATAACGGCGATGCTGCGGGGCTAGATGCGGCGAAGGCGTACACGGATGAAGTGTCCGCCGATGACCGGGCCAACGGCAAAACGTATGTGGACAACGGCGATGAGGCGACGTTGGCGGCGGCTAAGGCATACGCGGACGGCGTATCGGCGGATGACCGTGCCAACGGCAAAACGTATGTGGACGACGCAGACGAGGCGACGTTGGCGGCGGCGAAGGCGTACACGGATGAGAACGCTGGCAGCGGCGGTAAAGAATACCGGCTAGAAACCGACGCCAACCCGGACGGCACCCCTGAGATTCAGTTGGTGGACAACGAAGATATGTTTTCCGGCGTTCAGAGGGCATTCAGATCGCGTCCGGTCCCAGCCAAATCGTGATTGCGGCGCAGCCGCCGGATCGTGGTAACGCCCTCATGTACCGTTTCAAGAGCGTTGACGGGATTGATGTGGGGTCACGTAACGGCGAGTTGTGTGTGAACAGTGACACCGCGTCTGAGGTGACTTACTTCTCGCTGGCTCCGAGAGACATCTACGGTCGTGACTCGAAAGATGTTACGGGGCATGACCGGCTCGCCATCGAAGTGATAACGATGTCGGGGCGGCCCACCGGCCAGGCGTCCACCTATGAGATCACCGACGACACGTCCACCAACGCGTTCTCGGTGTCGCACCTCTGGTCAACCGGAAGTACAGAACCGTTCACATACAACACTACGGTGAATGTGTGGACGTATTCATCGACTGGTTCGACCCGGCAAGACGTACCAACTAACTACATCGCCAACGACAACGAGGAAAAAGCCGGG